CTGAACACATTAAACGCTAATGCAGGGACTACAATGCAGTCTTTGCAAAATGTATCTAACACAGCTTTTCAAGGTGTAAATGCTGGAGCGACGGCATCAACTGCACAAGCTTCTGCCAATGTACAGGCGAACTACAATGCGATGCAGACTTCTGCTCAAATAAATACTGCTGCAGTCCAAGCTGTAACAGCGACTAATTTAGCAGCGGCGGAAATGGTTGCCCAAACCAAGACTGCAAGTATTGCAAACATTGTTACATCGAACCTTAAGAAAGCCGAGACTAGCACTACAAATGCAATGAATGGGATCGCTAAATCCATAACAGATGGATTGAACAAGGTCAATCAAGTCGCGTCTAGTGCTGGGAATAGAATTGCTCAATCGTTTGTTAATACATTTAACAAAGCCAGAAGCGCAACTCAATCCGGAATGTCTGCGGTAGTATCTTCTATCCAAAGTGGAATGAGTAGAGCTGTCAGCGTGTCTCAAAGCACAAGTAGCTCAATTGTATCAGCGTTTAGCCATCTTGGTTCATCGCTTCAAACTGTTGGATATTATGCAGGAATAGGCCTCTATAATGGTTTAGCAGGAATGGCTGGCAGTCTTTACTCACTCGCATACTCAATCGCTTCCAATATCGCGAATGTGATGCGCTCTGCTTTGGATATCCACTCTCCATCTCGAGTGACATCTTCTATCGGTAGTTTTACTGGTGAGGGGATGTACAACGGTATGTCTGATTGGGTCAAGAAGATTAATGGAGTAGCCAAACAATACGCTACTGCGATTACTGATCAGCGTTATGGAGTAGACAGCTTAATCACTACATCGGCAAGCGTGAACAATACTGGCTTACGCTCATCACTCGAAAATCTCAGCGATGACGTTCGAAACTCTCAATTATCAGATACTAAATTCGAAATCCACAATGAAATTGTCGGAGATAAGATTTACACATCTGTTAAAGAAAGAGAAGCGCGTTTGAGAGCGAAAGATGATTACTTTAGCTACGCATAGAAAGGCAACTAAATGGATTTATTGATTACACATGCTAATGCTGAAACAAGACTGTCTCAGCTTGGCATCTATAACATTACAATTGATGACAGTTCGCCTTCTATTGAGGTGGATAGGCGAACAGTGAAGGGGCGCAGTGGTTATATCCATGATGGAATAACATTACGTCAGAAACTTATAAAAGTTACGGGTAGGCTGGCTGTTGCTAGCCTTTCGGCTTTTATGGAAAAACAAGACGAACTTGCAGGTTGGTTATATGGTGACGAGCCTTATTTTGTAACCAAAATGCACCCAACACAGGATGATTTGTACGAATTCGAATTGCCAGGAGCAAAAAACGGAGATTTAAACCTCTTAGATATTCCTCACACTGCTTGGAAATATCGATACAAAGTGCACATAAACAACGAAATTGAGTATTCGTTCATCGGCAAGTCACAAGCAGGCTTAAAATATGATGTTTCGTTTGAACTCGCAACAGCAGAACTACCGTTTGGAGAAACAAAGCCGACCGATATCACATTAAGCGGAGGAACTATTCCATACAATGGTACGGCAGCATTGAACCAACTCGAAACGCCTTACACGATCGAGCTGGCTTCAAGCGCAACACAAAATAGTTTCTTTTTGGAGATCGATGGCAGGAGATGGAGCTATGTCCACACAGAAACGGCTATTCAAGCCGGCCAGAAATTGTTGCTATCTGGTGTGGAATCCACTCTATACAAGGGTGTTGCGACATCAGATTTAAACATTAATAACAGAACAAATTATGAATATTTTGTAATTAGGCCAAATCCTCAGAAACAAGTGAGGTATTCAACTAATTTTAGAGGAACAATCCGAATTCTTGGTTTTAAAGAACTGTATAAGTAGGGAGGTGATAATTTGATTACATTTTTAGATGAAAAGAATAATGAATATAACGCCCAGGTAGCATATTCAACAACCAGCTCTGTGAATGGCGAATTATCAATTAAAGGAACTATTTATACAAACCAAACGGTTCTCCACGGGATAGATCGAGGCTGGCGACTGAGATTAGATGATGAATATTATCGGATTATCTATGCCAAACCTAACGACACTGGAAGACAGATAGAAGTTGAATTTGATGCCGTGCATCAATTCTTCTACGATATGTCCAAAATGTCATTGTATGAAACCTTGGAAGGTTCAAAACCTATCAGAACATACCTAGACGCTATATTCAAAGGCACTTCTTACCGCTATGTTCTAGAGGTTGAAGTCGGGTCCATCAGAAAAGAGAATTTTGGTAATAAGTCAAGGTTGAATCTCTTTAACGACCTTATCAAGCACGCTAATTTAGAGTTTTCTGTCAGTGGCCATGTTGTGCGGATTTTGAAGAATATCGGGACAGACCAGTCTGCCATTGTCAGAAAAAACTTTAACATGAACGAGCTTACAATTGAGAAGGACATCAACAGTTTTGTTACTTATCAGCGTGGGCTGGGCATGTGGAAAGATGAAGAAAACCACGATTTAGGAAGGTACGAGGCTGTATACGAGAGCCCACTGGCTCAAATATACGGTCGAATAGAAGCCGAGCCAGTTGTTGACGAGCGGTACAAAGAAACGGGTAAGCTTTTAGAACGTCTTAAAACCAATGTTGATAATTCTTATAAAGTTTCCATATCTATTGATATGGAAGATCTGACAAAGGCAGGATATAAGTTGTCGGAGCCTCGCGCAGGCGATTATATCATGGCAGTCAATGAGACTTTAGGATTGAGAAAGAAAATCAGAATCGTTTCGCTCATTAGTGAGTATGATGTTTCTGGCAAATTAATCAGTCGAAAAGTAACGTGTAATGATATTGGCTCTGTTAAACGGAATTCGGGTGAGATGAGCACTCTTTCCAGATCCGTTAATGACTCGTTGGAAAATAGCGCTAGAGCTCTAGGTGTAGCTACACAAGCCCTTACTTCTGCCGAAGGAAAGAATACAAATTATTTCGGAGACAAGAAACCAGCTGATATCCCAAAGGGAACGTTAAAAAAAGGCGACCGATTGTTTTTGACAGTCGGAGACAAAAAGGTTCTGTATTTCTGGAACGGGGCTGAGTGGGAGCTTGAACCGACCGAGTTTGATAGTGACAAGTTCAACGCAGAATTCGACCGCAAGGCTGAAGCAATAAATAAAAATATCCTACAAGTCGACAACAAAGCTTCTGAAGCCTTGACGAAAGCTGGAGCAATCATTGATAGCCAAGAGTTGCTGGACAAGATTAATGCCCATCTCCTTTCGGACGCTAATAATGACGACAACGGAATTCTGGGTAGAAAATTTCGACAACAACGAGAGGCCAATAGATCAACTCGAAACATAGCGACATCAACTAGAGATAAGCTCACAGACTACCAACGCACAAACGACGAGAACCTAGTCCGCATTGGTCAGCAGTTGGACAACACAGTCAGCAAAGCCGAGATGAAGCAGACAGCTGACGGGATTAGAGAGACGATTCTAGAGCTTCAGACCAATGGTTCAGGCGGGCCGAATATGATCCGCAACTCACGAGCGGATGATGGATTGCAGTATTGGGAAACTCAGAGTGTTAACTTCCAGAGTCACGTATTCTATTTCAACGGTCAGAAGCGCATGTTTGCTTTAACTAGTGTATCTTGGATGAAGTCTCCAAGGTTTTTGCTCAAGAAGAATACATCCTACATGCTGAACTTTTTCGGATTTAACTCAAGGAATACCAAGAGCTTGAAAGTCTTTATTCGTAAGCGAAAGAAAGGCGAAACACAAGACTACACATCCGAAGAATTGCTGTTCAATCCTACGACTATACCATTTCTTAGCCACGTTGAAGCCGTCAAGAAATCCTTTAAATTTAACACAGGGGATTTTGACGAAGGTTACCTCTACATTGAAAACGGAGGGCCTAACAACGGAGCAGATAAATGGTCTGGTGTATTCCTAACCGAGTTCGACCTATATGAAGGCACAACCGATCGCAAGTGGCAACCAGCTCCAGAAGATGGCGCAGAGTGGCTAAATGGTAAGATAACCACATTAGACCGCACGTTAGACGGCATTAGAGAGACTGTCACGGAAGCCAAGAGCTACATTGACGCAGACGGGCAGAGAAGACAAGAGATAAACCAGCTAATCAGAGATGAGACAGCCAAGGGCATTAATACAGTCTTGTCCACAGTCGAGCAGTCAGGCTATGCCAAACGCACAGAGATACAGTCTATCACAGAGACGCAAAAGCTCTATGACCGCATTATTGGCACGACAGAAGACGGGATCAAGCAGAACATTGCTCGAATGACGTTGACAGATAGCCTGTTTCAGACTGAAGTTAGCAAAGCGATAGATAAAAACTTTAATTCGGTTAACCAAGTTACTGACCCTTACGAGCTTGCGAACCGTCAAGTTGATAGATTTTCAGCTTTAGAAAATTTTACCCTTGAACAGGTGAAAGGATCTCCTTACAGTAAATTATGCTTTACGATTAAGGATTCAGGCGATAAAAGGCTGTTCATACCTTTGAACAACCTACCAGAGGATATGAGACAGTTTTCTTACTCTGTTAAAGTCGAGACAACAGGTAATGCTAGTGTCTTCGCTATCTCTCTTCGGGGGAATACGAACACATATTGGTCTTTGAGTAAAAAAGTGGATGGGAACATTTACAGCGGGACTTCATCCGTTCTAAACTCGGCTCAGAAGGTCAGCCCAGATTTGGTAATTGTTTTCAGCGGAACTGGCTCGGTTAAAGTTAGTATGCCTATTGTAATCGACGGAACAGAACCGAATGCAAATTATGAACCAAATAAATTAGAACGGTTATTTACTCAATCAGAGAAGACAAACCAAACTGTACGAAGCATGGAAACACTGCTCAATGGATCTTGGTCTGTTAAACATCTGAATTCAGCTGGTGACATTGTCGGTTCTGTGAACTTGCTTGATGGTGATTTTAGATTTATTGGTAAAAGATTCCATATCACGGGCGAAACTTTAATGGACAATGCGTCAATTAAGAGTGCCGCGATCGAAAGCATAGAAGCCAATAAGATACGAACAGGGACACTTGATGCTCACTTGGTTAACATCATTAATCTTAACGCTAATAGCATTACTGCAGGGACTATCAATGGTATTGATATTCGAGGAGCTGTTTTTTCTGGCCAAAACAACGAGTTTGTGATTGACGCTAAGAAGAACGAACTCTTATTCAACAAGTACACATTGATGACTTTTTACAACAAAAGAACCAACAATTGGTCCTTGGTTAGTAGCGGTGAGCGCCTTGTTAATGGTGATGGTTCCGGCCTTTTGATTGCAAATGGTGTAGATCCTACAATGTTGAATAATCTAAGGAAAGAATCTCCGGATAGAAGAGACTTACTGAATCTCTTGGATAAAACCGACTCTTATATCTCGTTAGCAACAGCAGGAGCACATAGTGGAATTGACATTGTGACCAAAACTTATTTCCAAGCGAGAAATAATTCTGGTAGAGCTGGTGGTTCTGGCATGGGCTTCGGAGACATATTTACCAAAGAAAAAGAAAGTGCCTATATGTATGGAAACAGAACAAGTATTCTAGGCAGAAACACTTTAAGTCTGAATAGCTTACAAAAATTATCCATAGAATCTAAAGGGCAACTGAGTATTGTTGGTAAAGACCTTGAAATAATTAAAGGAAACAAGAGTCTTATAGCTTATTTCAACGGTCTAGCTCAATTAGTTAAGCAAGTCGCAGAACATGCAGGCTGGAAGAACGTGACTGACTACACAATTTAAAAAAAGAAAGTGTGAATTATGCAAGAACAAACATATCAACTTATTGTCGATGAACTGTCGGCAAAGATTGGCAAGCAATCTGTTGAAATTGCTGAACTTCGGACGATCGCGATGATTAAGAAGGAAGAATTGGAGAAATCCGAAAAAATGTTAAAAGAGATGCAAGCTATCGTTGAATACAACGAAGAGCTGAAGAGTCTGTTTGAAGAAACTAAAAAGAAATTTGAGGAGGAAAACGCATGACATTTGAAGTAAAAGACGCGTCTGGACAATACGGCCCCGACGGAACCGTTATTAAAACGATTGTCACAATTTACCAACAACAGCCGTATTATGCGACTGCTGCATTTCCGCTAGACGGAGATCATACGCACAAAGAGGCAAATGAGTTGTTGGAAATGATTAAGCAAGAGTTTTTTAAAGAGCATTACACAGCGTATGCGTTTAAAGAACTTGACAAGTCAGTGTCTAACCAAAACGAAAAGGTCGACAAGCTGACTAAATTGGCAGAAGCTACTGTCTTAGCTGTAGCTACTAACAAGGACAATCCAGTAGACCCTACAATTTACAAACGCTACCTAGAGCTCATTGATCCAGCAGTAACTGGCAAGTTGTATCACGCTTATGATGTATTTAGCCTCGAGGACGCTTCACACGAGGAGAAATTCGGGGAAGGTAAGCGCGTATTAGTACAAGTCAACAAAGACTTTACATACGATGGCCAGTCTGTATCCGAGTTTAAAACGGGCGGTTCGCTCGAACTTGCCGGCGTGGGTGCAGCATTTCCTTGGGTAATGCCTAAAGAGTAGAAAGGGGGTGAGACATGGAAGTATTTGAATGGTCTCATAAGCTACGTGATATCGTTAATACACAAGATAAATTAATCGTCTTTACTTTAACACTTATCATGGGAGCTATGGTAATCGATTTTTTGACTGGTACGTTAGCAGCTCGAGTTAATCCCAACATTGACTTTAAGAGCAAGGAAGGCATCAATGGCATTCTACGCAAACTAGCCAGTATCGCTCTTTTGAGTTTCTGCATTCCGCTTTCCATTCTGTTGCCGGAGGGCATAGGATTAGGTGCGTTGCAGATTTTATATATCGGTTATTTGTTTTTCGAGCTAAAATCAATCTTAGAAAATTTTGATAAGCTCGGTATTAATACGATGATGTTTAAGGACTTCATCGAGAAATTTTCAAACATCGAAAAGAAAGAAAAAGAGGAAAAATAACATGGATCAAATAACAAGCATTATTACTTCATCAGCTATGAGCATTTTAGTTGTATTAACTGGGATCGTGGTTCAAGCAATTAAAAAATACTTGCTTATGCGCGGGGGTAGAAAAGCAATCGAGATCGTTGAAATCTTGGCAAAGAACGCTGTACGAGCTACAGAACAAGTTGCGGACAAGTTGGATATCCACGGGACAGATAAGTTGGAACACGCTAAAACAAGCTTGATTGAGGGCCTTGAGTCTCAAAATATCCACTTGACGAATCAAGAACTTAATACGTTTATCGAAGCAGCAGTTAAAAAAGCTAACGACGAATGGAAAAAATAGGAGATAGACAATGAGTGTACAACAATCTATTGTTAACGGTTTTACTAGTCGACGAGGACTAATTACATATTCAATGCTCGGTTCTCGTAACGGTTCAGACGGGACTGGGGACTGTTCGGGTATCATGTCGCAAGTATTGAAAGAAGCAGGAATCAAGATCATCGGCTTGCCGTCAACGGTAACACTTGGCCAGCAACTTGCAAATAATAGCTTTTATCGCATAAGTATCAATCAAGACTGGGACGCTCAAACGGGCGATATCGTTCTTATAAGCTGGGGCGCTGATATGTCAACATCTGGCGGTGCTGGTGGTCACGTCGGAGCAATGCTAGACTCAGTCAACTTTATTAGTTGCGACTACTCAACTCAAGGAGCACCTGGACAAGCCATTAACGCTTATCCGTGGGATTACTACTACAACGCAAATAATCCAACTTATATTGAGGTTTGGCGCTACAATGGCAACGCGCCAGAAAAACCATTGCCTAACACAGCAGTGGCTCCGTCTGACTCACGTAAACCAAGTAGCAAAGCTTACTATTTGGCAAATGATGTTCAACTTGTTAACGGCATTTACCAAATCAAGTGCGATTACCTGTGCCCAGTCGGTTTCGATTTTATAGAAAACGGAATCCCTGTTAGCTTGGTAAATTGGGTTGACGAAAACGGCAACCACGTTCCAGATGGCGAAGACAAGGACTTCAAGGCAGGCATGTACTTTAGTTTTGAAGTAGATGAAGTACACATCACTGATACTGGTGATGGTGGATACTACGGAGGATATTACTACCGAAGCTTTGAATTCGGACAATTCGGCACAGTCTGGCTCTCAGTTTGGGATAAAGACGATCTAGTAAATAACTACAACTAAAAAACAAAAATAGAAATATTAAAATTTAATTCACCCCTACCGGCTCAATGCTGGTAGGGCTTTTTTCGTTTAAACGGAAAATTTTAAAAATGTCTATTATAACAGAAAATCTTTTGATTTATTTACTGGATAGTGGTATAATATTTGTACACAAATTTTAAACAATCTACTAGATAACCAAGTGCAGAGAGGGTGATACCTCGCTTGGATTGTGTACATAATTCCCGTTGCACTTGTTGCGAGATATTGTAGGAAGATAAGCAACTCTCTTTTGAGCAATCGGAAGGGGTCATGACGTGAAAGAAGATTGAGGGTGTACATAGTATGGAGATTGTGCGTAGTTAGACCATTATCATACGGTGGCGGTGAGAATAGACGCTCTCAGTGAGAGAATAATCTGGCAAGGCCTTATGTAGCAGTAAGAACCAACCCAGAAATGCTAAAATAAACCGTTTTGCACTTGAGGTCGAGCAATCGGCCGATAACACTAAAGATAAGTACAAGTAGCCCAAATGTGCATAAAAATTACAAGATATATTCTGCTAAAATATTAATCTGAATGTCGGGTGAAAGTTGGACGTAACCAGTCGTGCCTAGCCATTAAACCGCTACGGAAGTCATAGGGTCGCTCCTTATGGCTCAGACCGTGGTAGGCTATCGGTCAATAAATTGCGTACAGTCGAAGTAGAGCGAAGGCTCATTTGATAGATTGTTTAAAGTTTGTGTCTGTTCTTGCGTAATGCAAGAGTTTTTTATTTTTTTAAAATTTATATTTTATCGGAAAATTTTACGAATAAATAAGGTGGAGGTAATTAAAATGAAAATACTAAATACTGAAATCGCACATATCAACGAGTCTAAACTTGGCTTTGAGCATTGGGTAGACGTGACTTATCAGGCTCCAATTTTAACCAATACATATACTGTTAGAGTTATGCTGTTGCTTGCATTTAAAGCAGAAGATCCAGAAGTAATAGACTACATGGTAAGAGAGTGGAAACGACGGGATATTATCCATCACTCATTTTTGATGTATGAGGTTGAACAAAATGACCACAAACGCAATTTATCGCCCCAAATCTGCCCCAAATAATTTTAGTTTTTAACCAAATTTAACCAAACGGAAAATAGAAAAAGCCCTATTTTAAGGGCTTCTATGTCGTATAAAATAAGATAAAATCATATCTTTAAGGTGGCAATTAGCATCTTGTAGAACAAGGTTGGGTCTTCCCAGCCTTTTCTTTTTGTCAAGGATAGCAGGTAGTAAAAAGCAAAGTTTTTGGTAGGGGAAAAATAAAAATAGCTTCTTTTGTTTTTGCAATGAGAGTTGACGAATCTGCTCTGCAGTTTTGAAAAAAGAAAATTCCTAGCTATTATCTAGCCTCGATTATGATATAATAAAGGTGATACAAGTAAAGTAGGTGCATTATGTATATAGAAATAGTTGATGAAACGGGTCAGGTTTCGGAAGAAATCATCAAGCAGACCCAAGATATTTTGGAATTTGCTGCCCAAAAGACGGGCAAGGAAAAGAAAGAAATGGCTGTAACTTTTGTAACTAATGAGCGTAGTCATGAACTCAACTTGGAATATCGAGATACGGACCGACCAACGGATGTGATTAGCTTGGAGTACAAACCTGAGCTGGATATTGCTGTTGACGAGGAGGATTTGCTGGACCATCCTGAGCTAGCTGAGATGCTGGAAGATTTTGACGCCTATATCGGCGAACTATTCATTTCGGTGGATAAGGCGCGTGAGCAGGCAGAAGAATATGGCCACAGCTTTGAACGGGAAATGGGCTTTTTGGCAGTACATGGTTTTCTGCATATCAACGGCTATGATCACTATACGCCGGAAGAAGAAGCAGAAATGTTTGGTTTACAGGAAGAGATTTTGACGGCCTATGGACTCACAAGGGAATAATAAACGCAAATGGAAAAACCGAGATGTCGTCTCGAGTCTGGAATTTGCCTTAACAGGGATTTTTACTGCTATTAAAGAAGAACGAAATATGCAGAAGCATGCTTTTTCTGCTGTTCTTGTAGTGATTGCGGGTTTGATTTTTCGAGTTTCTGCCATAGAATGGCTGTTTTTGCTATTGAGTATTTTTTTGGTTGTCTCATTTGAGATTGTTAATTCAGCCATTGAAAATGTAGTAGACTTGGCCAGTGACTATCACTTTTCTATGTTGGCTAAGAATGCTAAAGATATGGCGGCTGGAGCTGTTTTAGTGATTTCTGGTTTTGCAGTTATCACAGGTTTGATCATTTTTGTTCCTAAAATTTGGGACTGGATTTTTTAAAGATTTGAAAATCGGGGGAGACT